CGTTGTCGCTTGTCGAGGTCCTGCCGGCGGAGCCGGAAGGGATAGAGCATTGGACCGAGCGCGAGATCAGCGCCCGGGTCGATGCCCAGCCGGACGGGCAGGAGTGGCTGGCGCTCTATCGGGCGCGGCCCGACCCACCGGGCTGGAAGGTCTATGCGGCGCACCGGCGGCGCGACGTCGGACCCTTGCTCTCGCTCGATATGGTCCGCGACGGCCTGCGGGCGTTCGAGGAGCTGGTCGAGCTCAAGAATCGCGAAATCCCCGACATGGAATCGATGGTGGCTCGGCTCGGGATCACCCACTACGACCTCGATCAGGTGATCCGGCGCCGCGACACGCTGCTGGTCTGGATCGGTCTCCTCGAAACAATCCTGGCGGAAGCCGAGCGGGGCAACAAAGCCCTAACCAGTGAGGGTGCATATGCCTGAGCCTCAGCCCAACAGCCCTGGGGAATCGCCGTTGCGCAAACGAAACCGCCGAGGCTTGTCCGTCGTCCGCGAACCCAATGGCCGGGTTGCCCGGGACAAGCGCGAGTTTCCGCCGGCCCAGGTGCGCCGGCTGCGCGACGCCGCGCTGTTGAAGATGGCCGATGCCCGCTGGGGCACCGAATTGGGGCGGCTCTATCTGGGTGAAAAGATCGACGACGCCATGTTTGCCGCGGGAGAACGGTGGGCCGAGCTCTCGCGGCGGTATCGCGCCGCGACCTTAACGCCGCGCGAATTGCAATCGGCGGCGCTGGAGCGCGGCAGCCTCGGCACCGCGCCTGATCCCGACAGCGAGGCTGGTGTGGTCGTGGTGCTGCGTGACAAAGGCACGGTCATAAGCTGGAAGCGCGCCCATGCGGTGCTGTGTGGTGCCGGGCTGCTGGCCGAGCACGCGGTGCGGAGCGCCACCGAACGCAATGATGCGGTTGCTGAATTTGAGTTTCAGCATCTGCGCGCTGGATTGGCGGCGCTGACCAAGTTTTGGAGATTCACGGACGCTTAACTCGAATGGCGGAATGTCATTTAGGCACGGTCAAGAATTCCGTCCCAAGCCCACGGCGAATCGACCCCGCCGCGGGCTTTTTTTGCGCGGTGACCGCCCGCTTCGGTCCCGCGTGAAGGCGTCGTGCCCCCAGTGCCACGCCAAGCGGCCCGAGCCCGGAAGTACGGCCGGGCCGCCCTTATTCGCAGGAGACAGCATGATCGTTCCGACCCATGGCCGCGTCGTGTGGTTCACGCCTGCTTCTTATGATGGCGGGATTACGCAGAACGACCAGAGCAAGCCGCTCGCCGCCATCATCGTGCACGTCTGGAACGATCGGGTGGTCAACCTCGTGGTGTTCGACAGCAACGGCGTCGTTCATCCCCGCACATCGATCTGGCTGCGCCAGGACGGTGACCCGATTCCTGCCGAGTCGTATTGCGAATGGATGCCGTTCCAAAAAGGCCAGGCGGCCAAGACCGAGCAGTTTGAGGCCGCCGCCCAACCGAAATGAGCACAGACGAACCTGAGGGCCTGTTCAGCGATGTGAAGCCGCGCCCGGCCGCCGAGCGCCAGGTCTACACGCTGAAAATCCGAGCCGAGCCCGGCGTCAACGAGACAAGGCAACTGCGCCTTCTGCTCAAGGTCATGCTGCGCTGGTTCAAGTTTAAGTGCCTCTCGGTGGTGCCTGACAAGCCCGAATCCGAGGTGCAGCGGTGAGCTTTCAGGTTGTCAGGCTCCGCAGCCGTGCACCGGGGATCATGGCGTCGTCGCGCCCGAGGCCGATCGCGATGCGGCCGATGATCGTTTCCGAGATCGCGATGGCCATTGCCACGATCAAGGAGCGCGCCCGCAGGCTGCGGCCGCCGCTCAATGACCGGCCGCACCAGTGGCACGAGGACAAGTCCGAGCTAGTCCGCGATATCGAGGTGCTCGAGGACGCGGTGCGCAAGGGCACGCCATTGCCGGAACGGTTGAAGCCCTGACCATGCGAAAGCGGATCGGTCGAGGTCGTAAGATCACGCCCGACAAGCCGAAGCCCTACACCGGCCCGCCATGGATCGGTCAGCCGATCACACCGCCGCCGGTGCCGGTCGGACCGCACTGGATCGGTCAGCGCATCCCGTATCGCGATCGGCGGCGAGGGGGACGAGATTGAATGAGGAAGCGAGACTGAAAAACTATCAGAGGGATTTCAAAGCATGGCCAAAGGTGGCGCACGACAAGGCGCTGGCCGAAAACGCGGCATACCGAACAAAGTAACCGCCAAGGCTGCAAAGGCCGTCGCGGACACCGGCAAGACACCGCTTGATGTCATGATCGCAAATATGCGATTTGCCGACGAGCAGGCCGCCGAAGTGCTGGCCAAGGTGCTTATGGTTGATCAGAGCGAAGAGGCGGCGAACCTCGACACCTTCAACGAACTGCTGCGGTTTCGGAATATTGCGCAGGAATGCGCCAAGGACGCCGCGCCGTACGTCCATTCCAGGCTATCCAGCATCCAGCACACCGGCAAGGACGGCAATCCGATCAAGACCGTGACACGGATCGAGATCGTGGCGCCCGATGTCATCCGTAAGAGTTGAGCTGCCGCCGAAGCTAATCCCGGTGTTTGCCGGCGAGGCGATGTATCGCGGCGCCTATGGCGGCCGCGGCTCGGCCAAGACCCGCTCGTTCGCCAAGATGGCGGCGGTCTGGGGCATGAAGTTCGCCTCGGCCAACATGCCCGGCGTCATCGTGTGCGGCCGGGAGTACATGAATTCGCTGGAGGAAAGTTCGCTCGCCGAGGTCAAGGCCGCAATCGCGTCCGAGCCGTGGCTGACAGCGGCCTACGAGGTCGGCGAGAAGTTCGTCCGCACGGTCGACGGCCGCATTGAATTCGCCTTCATCGGGCTTCGCCACAATCTCGATAGCATCAAGTCGAAGGCCCGCATTCGCTTGCTCTGGGTCGACGAGGCCGACCCGGTATCGGAAACCGCCTGGGCCAAGGCCATTCCCACGGTGCGCGAGGACGGCTCGGAAATCTGGGTAACTTGGAACCCGGAGCGGCGCAAGAGCGCAACGCACAAGCGGTTCCGGCTCGATCCGCCGGACGGCTCAAAGATCGTCGAGATCAACTGGCAGGACAATCCGTGGTTTCCGGGGACGCTCGACCGCACGAGACTTGAGGACCAGGCCAAGCGGCCCGATCAATACGCCCACATCTGGGACGGCGATTTCGTCTCCATCGTCGACGGCGCCTACTACGCCAAGGCGCTGGCTCTGGCGAAGGCGCAAGGCCGCATTAGCAACGTCGCGGCCGATCCGCTGATGACGCTGCGGGCGTTCTGGGATATCGGCGGCACGGGTGCCAAGGCCGACGCCACCGCGATCTGGGTGGCCCAGTTCATCGGCAAGGAAATCCGCGTCCTCGACTACTACGAGGCGGTGGGCCAGCCGCTTGCCACGCATATCCAATGGCTGCGCGAGCGCGGCTGGAGCAAGGCGCTGTGCGTGCTGCCGCATGACGGCGGAAACCACGAGAAGGTCATTTCGGTCACCTACGAGAGCGCCATCCAGGAGGCCGGCTTCGACACCCAGGTGATCCCGAACCAGGGCAGGGCCGCGGCCAAGATGCGGGTCGAGGCCGGCCGCCGGCTATTCCCGGCTTGCTGGTTCAATGCCTCGACCACCGAGCCCGGCCGCGAGGCCTTGGGCTGGTATCACGAGAAGAAATCCGACGACGAGCGCGAGGTGGGCTTAGGCCCCGAGCACGACTGGTCGAGCAATGGATGCTTCCTCGGCGAAACTGAGGTATTGACGCGTTACGGAACGTGTCAGATGATGAATCTCCCCAACACCGGAGAGGTTCTGACGCCATGCGGTTGGAAGCCATACATTGCGCCTCGGGTAACGAGGTTAAATGCCCCACTTGTGGAGGTGGCGTTCACCGACGGCTATTCGGTGAAATGCACGCCGGATCATTTGTTCTTGACGGAGAGCGGATGGAAATCCGCCGCGTCCCTGACGCCGAATACCGTGATCCAATCTACCTTGACGAGATCACGCAATATTTCGACGGGGGTCTCTATCGTTTGTGGCCGAGTGACAACTATCTGTCGCGCGGCGGCAAGAAATTGCATCGAGACGTTTGGGCTGGCGCATTTGGCCCGATCCCTGATGGGTGCCACATCCATCATCGGGACGGCAATGTGCTCAACAACCGGCTTGAAAACTTGGAATGCCTTAACGCTCGCGAGCATCTGTCCGCAGCGTGGCGAGTCAGCAAACGCGATGTCGTGCAGCATTTCAGCGCGACCGCACGTCAGAAAGCCGCTGATTGGCACGCCTCGCCAGAGGGGCGTCTATGGCATCGGCGCCATGCCAAGCGGTCAAAGAGTTGGACGAAGTGGAAGCGCGAAGAGCGCGCTTGCGAGCATTGCGGGAAGAAGCATCTCGCGCTTGTTCGCAAAAGCGGAAACTCTGGCAAGTATTGTTCCCAGGCTTGCAAGGTCTCTGCGTACCGCGCCCGCGGCAAGCAGAACGAATGGTCGCGCAATTATCGAAAGCGTGAGGCCGCTAAACGAAGCGGCTGACGTTTGGGACATCACCGTTCCTGATGGTCATTGGTTCTCGCTGAAGAACGGCGCTGTTGTTCATAACAGCGACGCCTTCGGGCTGATGGCGATCGCCTACGAAGAGCCGTTGGCGGATTCGGACGATGACGACGACCGCAGCACCCCGCGCGGCCGCTCCACAGTGACGGGATATTGACATGCCGTACAAATCGATGGCGCAGGAACGCTATTTCAACGCCAACCGCTCGAAGCTGGAAAAGCAGGGCGTTGACGTGGACGAATGGAATTCCGCCAGCAAGGGCGCACGGCTGCCGCAGCGCGCTTCCACGCCGGCCACACCTCATGCCACGCCCGGCCTGCCGTCCAAGGGCGGCAAGGGCAACAAGCGGGGCCATTGAGATGGGCGAGGTTCGCGTGTTGCCAGGCGTCGAGCGCCGCGATATTGGCGAGTCGGTGCCCTCGAAGCGCTTGCTGATTGCGGCGGCCCGCAACGGCGTTCGCGATGTGGTGCTGATCGGCCGCAGCCGCGACGGCGCGCTCTATCTGGCCGCTGAGGACAGCAACGTTGACGCCGTGGTGGGCAAGCTTTGCCATGCCACGCAATGGCTCGCGAGCAGCCGCGTGGAACACAAATAGATGGCCTACGCAACCAAGGCCCCGCGCGACGGGGCGAAAAGCCCGGCGCTGGCCAAGACGCTGGCGAAGCTGCTGGCCTATGAGCAGGCGGCCAATATCGCCGACACGCTCGGCGAGGAGGACGAGGCCGATGGCTGCCCGGGGCTGAAAACCATCGGCTACGAGGTCGAGCGCAAATACCAGATCGACAAGCGCTCGCGCGAGGACTGGGAGGCATCCGCCCACAAGGCGATGGATATCGCGCTGCAAGTGCGCCAGCCGAAGAACTACCCGTTCCAGGGCGCGGCCAACATCAAGTATCCGCTGGTGACGGTCGCGGCCTTGCAGTTCGGCGCGCGCGCCTATCCCGCCATCATCGACGGCAACCGCATCGTCAAGGGCCAGGTGCTGGGCAAGGACACCGGCATTCCAATACAGCAGCAGCCCACGATGCAGCCAGGCATGGGCGGCCAAGCCCCTGGACCTGCTGCCGGCCAGGCCCCGATGCCACAGGATCAGCCCGGCCAGCCGAACCCGCAGCCCCAGCAATGGCAGGTGCCGCCCGGCGCCAAGCGCGCCAAGGCCGATCGCGTCGCCCAGCACATGAGCTACCAGCTCCTCAACGAGATGGAGGAGTGGGAGGAGGACACCGACGTCCTGCTGCACCACCTGCCGATCGTCGGCTGCTGCTTCCGCAAGGTGTGGCGCTCCGAGGAGCTCGGCCGCAACAAGTCGGAGATGGTGCCGGCGGTGCACCTGGTGGTCAATAACCGGGTCCGCTCATTGAACGAGCCGGTTCCGGTCACCCATGAAATCTATCTCTATCCGCAGGAGATCGAGGAGCGGATGCGGTCGGGCACCTTCCTCGAGCTGGAATTGCCCGATGCCCCGGCGGCTCCACAGCGCGACGGCGAGCCGATGCCGGATGCCGACGACAAGGACGCGCCGCATCTGTTTTTGGAGCAGCACTGCTATCTCGACCTCGACCAGGACGGCTACCGCGAGCCCTACATCGTCACGGTGCACAAGGACACTTGCACGACCGTACGCATCGTCGCGAACTACCGCATGGAGGACATCAAGCACGACGACAAGCGCATCCTCCGCATCCCGAAGGAGCAGTATTTCGTCAAATACAGCTTCATCCCCGATCCGAAGGGCGGGTTCTATGATATTGGCTTCGGCAAGCTTCTGGAGAGCTTGGGCGAGACCATCGACACCACGATCAACCAGATGCTCGACGCCGGCCATCTGCAGGTCGCCGGCGGCGGGCTGATCGGCGCGGGCGTGCGCTTCAAGAAGGATAAGGTTGAGGTTTCCCCGGGCAAATACACCCAGGTCCAGGTCTCCGGCCGGCTCAGCGACCAGATCCACACCCATCAATTCCCCGGGCCATCGGCCGTGCTGTTCAACCTGCTCGGCATGATGGTCGAGGCGGCGCGCGACATCACCGCGGTCAAGGATATCCTGACCGGCGACACCGGCGACAAGGGCGTGCAGACCGCGACCACGACGCTCGCCCTGATCGAGCAGGGGTTGAAGGTGTTCACCGCAATCTACAAGCGGGTCTATCGCTCGCTGAAGGACGAATTCAAGCTGCTGTTCGCGCTCAACGCCCGCTATCTCAGCGACCAGGAGTATTTCACCTTCCTCGACGAGCAGCAGGTCGTCGCCAAGTCCGACTATGACCTGAAGTCGATGGACATCTGCCCGGTGGCCGATCCGAAGATGGTCACCGACATGCAGAGGAGCGCCCGCGCCAACGTGCTGATGCAGATCGGCGCGCATCCGACCTTGGGCCCGGCGCAGAACCCGATCGAGGCGTTGAAGCGCATCTACGATTCGCTCGGCATGGAAGAGCCTGAGAAGCTGATCGTGCAGCAGCAGGGCCCATCGCCGATCCAGCAATTGGAGATGGCGGAGAAGGCCTCGCTGATCGAGAAGAACAAGGGCGCAGCCGCGCGGGATCAGGCCGACGCCGAGAAGAAGCACATCGAGGCCAAGCTTGCCCCAGCCATCGTCTCGCACGCCGCACACATGGCGGAGAACACGACGCGGATCGATGCAGCGCGGCTGGCGCTCGACCACACCGTCGAACTTACGGCCGCCGACCAGGCGCACAACGAACTGATCCAGGCCGGCGAGCACGCCGACAGGAAATTCGAGAATGACAAGCTGGCGCTGAAGGCCAAGACGAGCAAGAGCGAAGCGGCATGATCGAGAAGGACGACTTCGAGGCGTGGCGGGCGCACCCCATCACCGAAGCCGTGAGCAAGGCGCTGGTGCTGCTGGCCGAGCGCAACAAGCAGAAGTGGATCGACGCATCCTGGGGCGGCGGCATCGCCGATCCTTTGGTGCTGGCCGATCTCAAGGCCCGCGCCGAGATGGCGCAGGACTTGAGCGAACTAACCTTCGAGGAACTGGAGCAAACGCTAGATGACAAACCTGAGCGGAATACTGCCGACTGAGTTCAAGGTGCTGATCGACCCGAAGGTGGTCGAGGAAAAGACCAAAGGCGGGATCATCCTGCCGGACCAGAAGAAAGACCAGGACCAGTTCGCCCAGCAAGAGGGGCGGATCGTCGCCGTCTCTCAACTGGCATTCAGCTATGCATCCGCCGATGAGTGGGGCGACGCTAAGCCGAAGGTCGGCGATGTGGTGTCCTATGCGCGCTATGCCGGGGCCGTGCTGAAAGGGCGTGACGGCAAGGATTATCGCGTCGTCAACGACAAGGATATATTTGCGGTGCTGATCTGACCGAGCAAACGAGCGACTGAGCAAAAAACCCCGACCCGCCCATCGTGGCGGGTTTTTCAATGGAGGAAACATGAGTGAAGATCAAGCTGATACGGTTGAGGCCGAGACGGACACCGAAGCGACGCCGGAGATCATCCAGCAGGCCAAAGACATGGGCTGGGTGCCACCCGACAACTGGAAGGGCAACCCGCCGAAGGGTGGTTTTCTCACCCCGCAGGAATATGTCCGGCGCGGCGAAAAGATCATGCCCATCGTGCGGGCCGAGAACGGCAAGCTCAAAGAAGAAGTTGCGAGACTACGGGCCGAGCGGGAAACCGACAAAGCCGAACACGCCAAGACCATCTCGCGGATCGAGCGGATGTCGACGCTGGCGCTCGACCAGCAGCGCGCCCAGATCGAGGACAAATACGCCTCGCGCAAGGAAGCCGCGGTCGAGGTCGGCGACAAGGCCGCCTACCAGCAGGCCGTCAAGGACGAAAAGGAAGCCACCAAGGCACTCGACGAGCGGCTGAAGGAGAGCGACGAGCCGGCCGACAAGGACAAGGGCGGCAAGGGCAAGGTGCCCGAGCTGCCGAAGCCGATCCAGGACACCATCGACGCCTGGAAGGCCGACAATCGCTGGTACGACGACAACGATTCGACCGACGACATGACGGCCTATGCCAACGCCCGGCACGCCCGCCTGCTCAAGGAAAAGAAGGGCCTGTCGCTCAAAGAAAACCTCGATCAGGTCGCGGCCGACGTACGCAAGCGCTTCCCCGAGCAGTTCGGCGGCGGCGATGACGAGGGAGCCGACGACACCGACGGCAAGCCGGTGCTGCGCGGCTCGCGCGTCGAGGGCGGCTCGCGGACCGGCGGCGGCGGATCGGCGTCGCTGTGGTCGAAGCTTCCGGCCGACGCCAAGGCGCAAGCCGACAAATTCATCAAGGAGGACAGCCTGTTCCTCGAAAAGGGCGAGACCGCCGAGAAGAACTTATCCGCGGCGCGCGAGCGCTACGCCAAACAATACCTGGGAGACGACAAATGAGCGAAGCCATCCCGAACGCTAAGCCGAAGTCCGCGCGCACCATCGAGAGCCGCGCCGGCGAGACCAAAGACGGCCGGCGCCGTCGCAAAGGCATGGGCATGGAGCGCAACCTCAAGCTCCACGTCCCCGAGGAGTTGAAGGACCCGAATTTCGTCTATCGCTTCGTCAACGACCGGCCCGGACGGGTTCGGCAGTTGACGCAGATGGACGACTACAGCGTCGTCTCAGCGAACGAGCTGAACGGCGCGCTTGAGCCTGAGAAGAGCACCGCAGAGGGAACCGTGGTGACCCGCACCGCCGACTCCACCGTTGGCGAGCGTGTCGTACTGCTGAAGAAGCCGAGAGAGTATTACGAGGCAGATCGAAAAGAGCACGACCATGCCATCGCCGCGCATGAGGACACCATGCGGCGCGGCAGGCCGTTGACGCCAGACGCGGACAACGGCGACCACGCCTACACCCCCGGCGGCAAGAACATCATCGCCAAGGGCTAAAGGCATTTCACCATTCCCTTTCATTTGAGCGGACGGCGGAAGCCGTGCCGGCTCAAAGGAGACATCACACATGGCTAACGACAACACCCCGAAGGGCCTGGTGCCCGTTCGGTCGGTGAACGGTCAGCCGTACACCGGCGGCGGGAACATCTATTCCGTCGCGGCCGGCGACGGCACGCTCCTCGGCCTCGGCGATCTCGTGAAGCTCGCCGGCACCGGACAGACCATCAACGACAATGCCTATGCCGACGTGGTTCGCGCCGCGACCGGCGACGTGTTCGTCGGCGTCGTGGTTTCGGTCATTCCCGTCACGCGGGACTCGACCGTCTACCGCGAAGCCTCGACGCAGCGCCTTCTCGAAGTCTGCGACGACCCGAACATGCTGTTCGAGGTCCAGGAAGGCGGCGGCGGCACCGCGATGGCGATCAACGACCTTGGCTTGAACGCCAATATCGTCGTGGCCAACGCCAACACCACCACCGGCTGGTCTGGCACCTTGCTCGACAACAGCACTCCGCCTGCGACCACCAACACCTTCGATCTGAAGGTCGTCGGCTTCGTCAATAAGGCCAACAACGCCGTTGGCGCTTCTGCGAAGTGGCTGGTCCGCATCAATCGTCACCTTTACGCCAACCAGGTCGCTGGCACCTAACAGGAGAATACGCACATGGCTGCTGGCACCATCACCACTGGCAATCATCCGAAAGCCCTATGGCCCGGGATGCACGCCTTCTTCGGGGCGACCTACAAGGAGCACCCGGAGGAATTCAGCGACGTTTTCACGATCGAGAAGTCGACGAAGAACTACGAGGAAGATGCGCTGGTCACCGGCTTCGGCATGGCCGGCGTCAAGGAGCAGACCCAAGGCGTGGCCTACGACTCCGAGAACCAGGGCTACGTCAAGCGCTACACCCACACGGTCTACGGCTCGGGCTACATCGTCTCGCAAGAGGAGCAGGAGGACAACCTTTATGAGGTGGTCTCCCGGCGCCGCATCAAGCGGCTGGCGTTCGCGATGCGCCAGACCAAGGAAACCGTGTCGGCCAACGTCATCAACCGCGTCATCACGTCCGGCTACAACGGCGGCGATGGCGTGGTGCTTGGCTCGGTGGCGCATCCGACCTCGAGCGGCAACCAGTCGAACATCCTTGCGACTGCTGCCGACTTCTCGGAAGCGGCACTGGAAGACCTGATGATCCAGATCGGCCAGGCCAAGAACGACCGCGGCCTGCTGATCGGGCTCAAGGGCATGAAGCTCCTGCACCCGGTGCCGTTGCAGTTCGACGTCAACCGCGTGCTGAAGTCGGAGTTCACCCCGGACAGCGCCAACAACGCCGTCAACGCGGTGCGCCTGACGGGGGTCAAGCCGGTGATGAACCACTACCTCACCGACACCGACTTCTGGGGCGTCATCACCGACTGCCCGAACGGGCTGACCTTGTTCGACCGCAGGCCGTTGTCGTTCACCCAGGACAACGACTTCGACACCGAGAACGCCAAGGCGAAAGCCATGTTCCGGTTCTCGGTCGGCTGGACCGACTGGCGCTCGTTCTTCTCGAGCTCCGGCGCGTAAAGCACCGCTCCACGACTGAGGGCGGCGCTTTAGAGGGCGCCGCCCTTTTCACCCTCACCATCGGAATCCTTCATCCAAGGCCCTGACGGGTCGCATGGGAGTTCTTTGCTATGTCGCAATCCATCCTGTCCAACTATCCAGCCGGTTTCGCCAACGGCGTTACCGTGCGCGGAATGCCGCTGATGCAGACGCATCCCGGCAAGGTCTTCTGGCTCTACAACGGCACCACCGGGCTCCTCGCCGGCCAGCGCGGCGGCTCCGACGGCAATCGCGGCACGTTCGATAGCCCGTTCGGGACACTCGGCGGCGCGCTCGCCCAATGCGTCGCCAACCGCGGCGACATCATCATGGTCAAGCCGGGCCATGCCGAGACCTTCACCAACGCGACCGCGGCGAGCGTGCTGTGGAGCGTGGCGGGCGTCGCCATCGTCGGCCTGGGCGCCGGCGCCAACCGGCCCACGTTCACTTTCACCACGGCCAACACCGCCAAGATCACGGTCTCGGCCAACAACGTCTCGGTGCAGAACTGCCTGTTCATCGGCAACTTCCTGTCGATCGCAACCTGCTTCCTGCTCACCACGGCGGCCGATTTCACGGTCGATCGCTGCTCGTTCCGCGATACCGACGCGACGCACGGCTTCCTGTCGATCGTTACCACCACGGTTGCGGTCAACTCGGATGGTCTGACCTTCACCAACAACGAGGTGCAGTCCGACGCCACCACCACGCCGGGCCCGGCCGTCGTCATCGCCAACACCATCGACCGGGTGAACATCTCCGACAACTTCGTCACGCATTCGGTCGCCTCGAACAACATCTCGGCACTGATCGAGCACGGCGCATTGGTCGTGACGCATCTGCTGTGCCTGCGAAACTACGTCTACTCGATCAACACCGACACCGCGACCGGCGCGATCCTGGTCAAGACCTCGGCCATTACCGGCTCGGGCATAATCGCGCACAATCGCATCCGCGCCTTGGATGTGGCCGCTGCGATCGTCATCACCGCCAACGCCGTGCAGTACGGCGCGTTCGACAACCTCTACATCGGCGACGGCACGCAGAACTCCGGCTTCGTTCTGCCGTCGATCGGTTCGGACTCCTAAGCGGCCATCCTGGTCACTCCCATCAACCCTTAATCCAAACTCAAGGAGGCCATCATGGCCATCTCTGGCGGCAAATACGCAACGGAAGTTGCGCTCGGACGTGTCTTCATCGGCTCCACGGCTGCGGCTGGCGTCGCGCTTCCGGTCGAGACCGGCACCGCGGTCACCTTCGCGCTGTGGAATACCAGCGCGAAGAAATATGCCATCCCGCTGTGGATCGGGATGAGCTATGTCTCCGGCACCATCACGGTCGGCGGCTTCGGTCTCGCCAACCAGTATGCCGGCTTCGCGCTTGCCACCGCGGCGCCGCTGTCGGTCTTTACCGACGGCACGCCGAAGAATGCGCTACTCGGCAACGGCAATGCCTCGGCAATGCGGTTCACGCCCTCGGCGGCGACCCTCACCGCGGGCGGCACGCGCTGCTATCTGCTGGGCGACGCCCACGAGATCGCCACCGCCGGCCCCGGCGTGTCGCGGATCAGTCACGACTTCGACGGCCGCCTGATCGTGCCGCCGGGTCAGGTGATCTTCCCGTGCTTCTCGATCGCCCAGACCGGCGTGTTCTCGATCTCGATGGCCTGGACCGAAGTGGACATCGCGTAATCGGGCCTCGGGAGTAATCACAATGGCAATGGCAACGACGAGTTTGGTTTTGTATGACGGGCCGCGCAATCTCGTCATGCAGTTCACCGGGATCAGCGATGGTTCAAACGAGACCAACGAGATCAAGGTGCATGTTGCAGACCTGAGTCCGAAACCGCTGTCGGTCAAGGTCACAAAAATCAACGCGAATGTCAGCGGCGGCATCGTGCAACTGTTGTGGGCCGCCGATAGTCCGGTGCCGTTCCTCAATCTCACCAACCTCGATGAGATCAGCTATAAGAAGATCGGCGGCATGACCAACCAGGGAGGGGACACCGCCAATGGCGATATCCTCATCTCAACGTTGGGGTTTGAAGCGGGATCAAGTTACAGCGTCATGATTGAGATGCTGAAAAAGTTCCCGTGATTATCGCAAAACGGAGCATCCCCAATCTCGGCAACGTGGTTGGGATTCTGCGCGCGGCCGGGCTATTGCGAACATCGATCGGCGGGACGGTGGACACGACCGTC